ATTTACCGCCACGGATGCTGCGGAGATCAAGGGTGTTAAAGAGTGGTGAGATCTGGACGGCGTATTACTACAACGGCAGAGACATAGATGGCCGGCGTGTTGAGATCCCTCTAGGCACGGACATCAACAAGGCTAAACGAAAATGGGCAGAGCTAGAGAACACTGAAGCGCCCAAAGAAACGGGGCTTATGCGGTTTGTGTTTGACCGATATGCGCGGGATATTATCCCGAACAAGGCACCTCGCACCCAAGTAGATAACCTGGGAGCTTTAAAGTTTTTGCGAACAGTGTTTGACTCCGCGCCGGTTGATGCTATTACTCCGCAGTTTATCGCGCAGTATCGCGATAAGCGCAGCCAAGCAGCACCTGTTCGGGCTAATCGTGAGATCGCGCTCTTTAGTCATGTTTGGAACATGGCGCGCGAATGGGGATTCACTGCAAAAGAAAACCCAGTTAAAGGCGTAAGAAAGAACAAAGAGAAACCGCGCGACTATTACGCGGATGATCAGGTGTGGAACGCGGTCTACGCGTCGGCTTGCCAAGAGCTGCGCGACGCAATGGACCTAAATTATTTGACCGGTCAACGTCCTGCGGATGTGTTGAAGATGAAGATCTCAGACATCAAAGACGGCGCGCTCGAGGTGGTGCAGAACAAGACCAAAAAGCGACTTAAGATCACGATCGCGGATAGTCAACTTAGTACGGTGATCGATCGGATCAAATCGCGCAAGGTCACAGCAATGTACCTGGTGGCGACAGCCGAAGGCAGACCGCTTAACGCGGGGACATTGCGACTAAGGTTTGATGCCGCAAGACTCGCGGCAAGAGAATTACACCCAGAGCTGGACGATCGGATTGCCGCGTTTCAGTTTAGGGACATACGGCCAAAAGCCGCAAGTGAAATGACTTTGGATCATGCGAGTAAATTGCTTGGGCATACTGAGCAAGAGATCACAGAGAAAGTTTACCGACGTGTCGGTGAAGTAGTTAAACCCACTAAGTAGATGGCGGAAGAGGTGAGATTCGAACTCACGGAGGGCTATAAACCCTCGGCTGTTTTCAAGACAGCTGCCTTAAACCGCTCGGCCACTCTTCCTTAGTTGCGGAAATGATTTCCGCAAGTTGCGGAAATGATTCCTAAAAAGCATTGTAAATCAACTACTTAAAACGTAATACAACGGCTTTCAAGTCTTTGAATTAGTTGATTAAAAACAATGACTTAAGTAGGAATCGTTTCCGCAACCACTAAGGATACAAGTAGTTTAACCCTTTGATTTTACTTGTACAAGTAAACGGGTTGCGGAAATGATTTATTGATCTTTTATGACCACACCAAGACCACCGGCAAGGCTGCCCGTGACTGCGATAACCGGCAAAGGATCTTTGCCGAACCAATAAAAAGTTAACGCAAGAACGGATCCGGTTAACCAAATCGCTCCGCGTTTAGTGCTGTTCTGTGACCAATCAATTTTAAAAATCATTTCAATATCTCCTGCAATCTTTGTACATAACTCTGGCAAGCTCTAGCAGTTTCAGTCACCTCGTCAGCGCTTGACTGTCTGTCGATAAGTCGATCCGCAGCTGCTCGCTGTACCACCCAGGTGTCGGCAATGGGCGCATCACCATCGCTGGGAGTGGTGGAAGTGTTGGACACGGTGTTGCAATCGCGACTTGTGTTGGGGTTTGGGCGCAACCGACTAGCAAGCAGTTTGTGATTAGCAGTAGCCAAATCGCTGATAATTTTTGAATGTTCATCGCTTGTCTCCTTTAAAGTTTTCTCAGTCTCTGCAAGCGCTGCTTCTACTTTCACCTGCTTGTCAGCAGCTTGTGCAAGAATGAGATTAGATTGCCCCGCAAGTCGAGCTTCATGCTCGATGCGGATCTTGTCGGCTTTGTTGTAGCCGTATTGAAAGGATATAAAAAGCCCTGCAGCAAAGAGAAGAACGGGTGCCAGTATCCTAATGATGGGAAGGTACGGCATAGTGCTCCCCTGTAATGAACTGAGACGATACACGCGCAGCGCGCTCCGGTGTTTGTCTTGCCCAATAGCTGTTTAACGCTTCAAAGTGCGCTCTTTCCCAATCCGATTTGTCGAGGGCATCGCACATTTTACGAAACCCCATGAAACGCGCGACGCCAAGCTGGAAAGCCATATTAATACACGCATCACGCCTTGCACCGTGTAAAGAGATAAAGCCTGGCCAGATAGCATCAAGCATATCCATTGTGCGTTCAACGTCGTCATGTAATAGCACTTCCGCAATATCTTTTGTAATTTCATCCGGAATTTTGTTTCCCTCATAAAGGGGTTTAGCGTCTAAGTTATGTCCGTATCCGATTGTTTTCTTACGCGCAGGGCAAAGATACGCGCGAAGACGAAGGCCTTCTTCAAATTTTAGTTGCTCAAAAAGCATCGGATCTACCATGACCAATGTCCTTTAAACCAATACCATATTGCGCCTGCAATACCTACAATCGACCATTGAGCAAATGTTTTAGCAGCTTCGCGAAATAGCTCTTTACGCGCGCGATCCGTTTCGATCTGCTCTTCCACCCAAGCATGGTGAGCAGCATGGATATCAGGATCAAACGCGGGATGATCGTTAATCGCTTCTCTTACTGCCATTCTGATTTCCTCTGCCGTCATCCTTCCTCCTAGTATTTAATGCACGCTAACAGCGCAATGTTTTTTGGTCGTGTTTCCGCAGCTGTTCTTGGGGTACCGTTTGTCCCATCGGTAACAATTCCGGCTGTTGCACCAGTTAACGGAGTAAGGCCCGATCCCGCAGTGGTTGTACCCGAAGAACCGGCGGACCACTTCTGCGTATGCTCATGGCCTTGCAAAGCATCTGTCTGCGTTGATCCAAACACACGCGCAGAATCTACACCCGCGCCGTCGTCAAATGCCCTCGGAAAATATCCACGCATGTCCGGCAGTTTAAAAGTGGTTGAACCATCACCGGCGCCAAACGTGGTTCCAATTGCCGCAAAAAGCGCGGCATAGGTTGTTCTGGATATTACAGATCCATCTGCTTTAAGAAATCCCGTAGGTGCGGAAGATGCCGCATGAAAAATTACCGTGCCCGCTGGTACCCCATTAGCTGCATAGGTTGCAGAATCCGCGTTCGAAGCGTTGTTAGGTTTTGCTGATGAGTGCAATTTGCTTGTCGTGATCGAGTTGTCCGCGATCAAATTTGAATCTACTTGTGTTGTCACGCATTACCTCGCCCTTTCATTAATTTAGAATGCCGTTGAAATCAATCCACATTGTATTTGATACTGCCAATCTGTTTTCAACATACATACCTCCATTGACCACGCTAATAGTCGTGTTTCCCGCAACGCCAGTTGTTCCGGTCAAAACGGTTGTTGTAGTTAGGGTGATGTTTGTTAATGTTGCAAGCGCAAGATTGGCGCATCTTGGTGATACGTTTGGCCGTATATAAAAACTGCCGTTTGGATATCCACTACCATCAGACGCTGATCCGATAGTGACAACTCCGCACACATCGGTGCTTAGCGGAATTAATACGGCAGTGTTCGCCGCTAAGACAATTTTTCTACGGCGTAAGGAGTTGGTCGTGTTGTTATCAAAATTACCGAGTAAATTGTTTTCTAGAAAATAATTTGCGGAAACAAAAGTGCCTTTAAAAATATTTTTTGATACGTTGCCAAGTATATTGGGAGCAGTTCTGATGCCGTAATTAACGGAGCCAGATCCGGCATCAACGATATTTCCTGTGATGTTTACATCGTTAGCGTTGCCGCTTAAAATATAAATGCCAAATCGATTAACTGCCGATGTGCCAACATTGATAATCGTGTTGTTTTTAATATCAATATTTTTAGATACAAAAGTATCTAATGTTCCGCCACCACTTCTAATGCCGTCATATCCAACATTAGTTAACACGTTATCTGATATAGTCAGATTGTTGATTGCACACGGTACGTTGATTCCATACGCCACACCGCGCACAAAATTGTTTGATATTTTTACATTTTCAATATTTGTTGCATTGACTTGTAGCGCTGATGTTGTAGTCGAACATCTAGATACGTTATTGTTTTCTATCGATGACCAACCAGTTCGCAGATTGATGCCTGACAAACAATCCACCACTGTATTGTTTCTGATAAAAATATCGCGACCGGATTCGTGCGTATCAAGTCCTGTGTTCGTGCAATCATAGACGACGTTGTTAATAACGCTAACATTATTTGGTGTGCCTTGCCCACCTAGCGTGGTAAAGCCATGGCGCAATCTGAACATAGTATTTTCAGATACGACAATGTTTTGACATGCATAGGATGCTGTTACACCATATCCCGGAAGCCCTAAACCTAAATTATCTGTGCCGTCGGATATGGTGTTAAGGGAGGCTCTGCAATCTATCGCAGTTCTGAAATCTATTGCCTGACCGCCGATGTTTGAAATTTTGACTTTAGATACAGATCCATACCTAACATATTGATATCTAATAGCGGCAGTGTTATTTGATGCAGACATAACAATTTTGCCGCCAGTCACATTGATATTAGTCTTTGGTGTGATTTTATATATTGCAGATCCGTTTGCTACAGAATAGATTCTATCTGCCTGCATGGATCCGTAAATTGGCTTTTTAAGAGTCAATCCTACACTGCTATCAACAGACAAGATCAAACACGATTCACCAGATTTATATCCGACAGCGTCAGAATCTGTCGAGTAATCTGCGGTATCTCGCAAAACTATCCAGTCACCCGCTGCCAAACCTGTCGTGCTGGATACCGTTAGTGTTGTCGCGCCTGAAATGGCGTTAGCGGTTAATGCAATCGAAGAGCTTTGCGTACCCTGCGCGATAAAAACGTCTTTAGTAACGTCGTAAGGTGATATGGTCGCCGCATCATCTAAAACAACATTGACGTTAGAATACAGAGTCAGATTAGATGCTTTGTATGTACCAGCAGGGACAAAGATAGTTCCGCCGCTTGTGCTGATTGAATTTAATGCGCTTTGAAAAGCATTAGAATCGTCAGAGCTACCGTTGCCGGTTGCTCCAAAACGCTTAACATCAACAATAGGGCAATTTGTAAGAGAGTTCCAATCAGCATACCCCTGCGGCAATCCTTGAAGATAACGCACCAGAATATTGTTTGTGCCAGATGGAGGTGCTGTAACAAAGGTTAATGTTGTACCGGAAACCCAGGTGTAATCAATGCTGGGCTTTTGCGTAACGCCTGCAATAGACACGTCTAAATTATTCAGCGCACCTGGATTTGCTGTTAGGGTAAAAACTGTTTGAGATCCTGTTCCGCTAAACACGTCCGCGTTTGCGGTGCCAAATGCAACGATGGTTGCAAGACCAGTACCATCAACATTTTGCAATCCTGTTGCAGTATCGTTCCACGTTAAAAATTTATTAGCTTCCGGAATAGGAAATTCCGCGTTTGCGCCAGTAACGCTAATGGGAATTGTGGCTGCACGGCCAACTTTTTCAGCCAATTCTTGCGCAAAGATAGTCAAACGATCTAGCGCGTCGTTGATCACGGATGGGTAAAATCCACCCATGTTGGTGAGAACGACCGGTTGTTTTTGCGGAACGGCACTGGTAAGCGTAACGGTGTACCCAGATGCGAGTGTGCTAGATAACGTAATCGTGCCGCCTGGATTAGAATCTTGATTTGCGTTAAGCGATACGGTGTAATCCGTAGCCAAAGTAAGAGTTGTTTCAAGCGCGTCAAGATCCGCTCGAACCACAACCAAATCGCTGGCGGCAAACACCTTAAAAGAAAACGTAAAAATAGTGGTCAAGCCGTTGCCAATGTACGGTCCGGCTTTACGGGTAGTGCTGGCTATAGACATAAAGACACCTCTGAAAAGTTAACCTAGGCTAACTGTCAGAGGTGTCGGCAAGTGCATCAATGCTTCTCTTTAAACCCAAACGCTATCGCAGTTGGGTTGGACGTTTTGCCCTCGGAAAGTGCTTCTATCCCGGTGACGGTTCGGTTGATTTGCGCGCTCGGTAGGGCAAAAGCATCACCCATCAAATTGACAAAAGCCTTGCGGAAAGGCGTATCAAAATCACCTTGGCCTAATTGCTCCCCAAACTTGACGGTATCCGCAATCATTCGCACGCCTGCTGGCCCTTGGTAATCTTGCTTATGATCCTCTACGCCGGCCATTAATTTAGCCGCTTCAGAAAACTCGCGCACTATCACCATCAAACCCATCAGATAATCGATTTGGTTAGATGCCAGACGTTTGGGCAACTTCTCCCAATAATCGTCATCATCGTCACCCGTTGGGGTGAGCGCTTCTTTAATAGCAAACCCTAATACCGGCGGCAAAACGTAAAGCAAAAGGTACTCGGCTGCCAGTTTTGCTTTACGTTTCCCGATCTCCGCCGACATCGTTTTGCCGATTCCGATATTAAGCGCGGTATTCATGTACGAATAAAACACGGTAAAGAGTTTTTGCGCAGGTCCTCCACGTTCAATTGCAGAGAGATCTTTCAACATCCCGCTGCCCTGGGAATCAATCACGGCTTGATCGGCTAAGGCAATTGCGCGTTCCTCTACTACGCCACTGGCTTGCGCTTTCTCATACGCGCCTATCCAGGTGGGGACATCGACCATCTGTTGGCAGCGCATCATTAAGAAGTAGGCATATCGACCTAACCACTCTTTATAAGGTGATTGATCTTCGACCGAGTTGCGCAGCTCGTTTAGTTCTCTAAACCGAGTACGCGCGCGGTTGGTCATAAACTCTGACATTTCGTTGACGGTTTGCGTAGATCCTTTGATATCCGCTAAATAACGGCTAACGCCTAGACCTATCCATTTAGCACCCACCACCGACACAGACTGTGTAAATCCAGTTGGCTGCATCGCCGCAGACATGACGTTAAACCCTAAACCCGATACGCTCACGCCTTGGCGAATTTTAGAAAGCCCGATATCAACAATATGGTCGGATCCTTTCTCTCCCTCTGCAATCGCGTTCATCCACGATTTAAACTGTTGCTTAAACTCAGGCCCGTAATGATGCCGAATGGCCTTATCTATCGCGTCATTTTTAAGTATGCGTTTGGTGTCAATCAACCACTCATGCCATGCAAGATCATGAATCACCTCATTTACACCCGAGTAAACGCCGGATAGAGAATAAAGCAGTGGTCTGCCTATCACTTCTTTCGCACGCGTTTTGATGAAGCTGTGTCGAGTAGTCGCTGACGTATATGCGCCTTGCCACTGACGTTTAGCGGCTTCTGCGTCGTTATGCTCCTCTGCGCGTTGGCTTGCTTTAGGATGATACTTAATCGGGTAATAACCACCGCGTAGGCTGACGGTTTCCCCGTCCGCAGTCGTTATTTCAAAAGGTGTAGTTTCTACCCAGTTAGGTTCTTTACCGTAAACTCTGCGCTCTTTTGCAGCAATCAGCGGACGGTAAGTCTCAAAGTGATCCCATATTGCTTGCACAGCAAGCCATTCGTTCCGTGTTAAAGTTTTTAAGATCGGCGTAAGTTGCGCCAAACTCCAACCTTCACCGCCTAACAAGCGTTGCAGATTGCCTGCGTTACCGACATTAAGCGCAATCGCAATGCGCGCTTCACGGTTAAAACTACGACCAACCCCTTCAAAGCTCTCGCCTTTACCGCCCATCTTACCCAGCTTAAACACCGGTGCCATAATCTTGGCGAGCGCAAGCGTTGCCTCAGCGCGCTGCGTGGTTTCCCAATTACCTCGCTCATTGGCGGGTCGTACTAAAAATTCCCAAACCGGACCGCCGATCTCCCCACCGTCTAGCACCTTAACCAAGGTCGCTACTTTGGCATGCCCCCAGGCGAAAGCGTTCCACGTTTCCTTAGCTCTTTCACCCAAGGTGTTATTGTTGGCGATGCTGACATTTCGGCCTTGTGAGTTGTCGTTAATGCTTTGCACAATCTCATCGCGAATGGCTTCAAACTCGCGTTGGTCTTTGGCCAGTAGCAATTTCTTTTTAAGACGGCCTAAGTGTTCAATCTGCCTGACCGAATCCAGCACGCCTCTAAACTCTTCAACCGTCAGTTCTTTATATGATTTGATAAAGGCTTCGTTGGTGACATGTTCCGGTAGATCCGGAACAAAACCCTCATCTTCCTGAGTGACCAGCCACGCGGCTAAAGATTTTCGGCGATCAACTTCTTTGTTGCTAATCTTACGCAAATCAAACCGGCTTAGTATCGCGGCAATCTGATCGGCGTAATCAACATCAATGCCTTTAATAACACCGTTAAATTTCTTCAAATAGCGTAGGCCTTTTTCCACCTCGTCTTTAGCGTCCATCGCAGCCTTAGCCGCATACATGTTAAAAAGTTGGTTGCGTTTCTCAGCGGCGGCGTTGACAAGATCTTTCGCGCGCATGTACTTCTCGGCAGACTTAGCCGCTTTCACCTCCGCATTGGTAAAAACGCTCGGTAAAAGATCGCGTATTTTCTTACGTCCAATGGTGGTTGCGGCCAACATCCTAGCTGCGCTCGCTAGTATTTTGCGACCGCCTGTTGCCTTTGCCAGGGCATTGGCTTCGGTGGCCACCATCTTAGCGCGCAAGTCGTTATGTATCGCAAGATCCGCCGCTTTTTCAATCGCTTCAGGTGACGATAGATCCCCATATTTCTCAAGCATACGCAAATCGGTTAAGGCTTCAACCTCCTCATTGGGTGGAGTTGCCGCTACGATCTGTTGAATCAAATCATCACCTGAGGAAAATTCAGGATTGCCGTTTTCGTCCAAGATAAGGTCTGCGATAAAATCCTGGTGAATGCCGTCGGTTTTTGCAATCATCCTGTAGCCGGCCAGCTTGTTGATAATCTCATCAGACAAACCCGCATTGATCAATTCCGCTTTATCAAAGCGCACGGCGTTAAGCGCTTGCAAGTTAACAATCTGACTGCCGGCGCGTTGCTCTTGATCTCTGTTGTAGTCGTGCTCAAACGAATACTGAGGCTCACCTCGCAGCTCACGGTCAAATAGCTCCTCAAACTCGCGGCTATCTGCGGGCTTTCCGTGTTCATCTAAGGTGAGATAGCCGTAGGGAGTTAGTGCTTCCATCATGCCGTCAATGGATAAGCCTCCTTCCTTGCGCCACACCGGTTTGCCAAACACACCTGAATATTGTTTAGTGGCCGGATCAAGATCCCATTGGGCTATCAGATCGGCTTTGTTAAGCCCGCCTAGTTTTGCAACCGCTGTAAAAAGCGAATCAATCGCAGGCGTCACTACGTTAGGATTTGACTTGGTGACGGTCTGCTTAGGTACGCGATCTTCAGGATTGATTTTAGCCGTCAGCAATGCCCACGCACGATACACCGGCTGCGACATTACTTCGACGCGCGCTTTAGATCGCTCGTCTCGACGCTTCTCTTTTGCTTCTTTTTGCAATGCTTTTAGAACGCGACTTCTTGCATTACGCAGCCATTGCATATCGCGCAAACCGCGCGCATCAAGCTGATCAACCGCATCCGCTGTCGCTTCTTTGTTCTGATTCTGGTATTCCCTAAACTCATCGGCCGTCATGGGTGCCGCGTCTAATGTGGTAAAAAGCGGCATCATACTGCGCGCTTGCTCTGCAAGTTGGATCTGCTCTTCGGAGGCAATCATGCGATCAAACACACCTCGCACCTCATCGGTCAGCTCAACATTAAGCGCCTCGATGGATTTATAAACGCGTTTTAGCCATTCTTTAAAGCGTTGGAATAAAGGTTGAAGTTCAATGCTTGGCGCATTACCTTCAAATAGATAGGCTTCAAAGCCGCGTGCAAATCGTTCATGGAATCCGCGCTTCTCTTCTAATGTCATGCGGTGCCAGGTATCCAGATCCTGTACACCAAACCAATTTAAAATGGCATTAGCATCTTTGATAATCTGCTGTTCGCCAGGCTTTAGGTTTTCTATACCAAAAAGTCCAGCTTCTTGTTCTAGCCTTGCAGCCAGATCCATTTGCATTTCCAGGAAGAAATGCCCTGTCTCATGCAAGAACGTCGAAAGATCCGCGTTCTTTAATAACGAGATTGTTAGGTTGGTTGGGTTGAAACTTCCTCGGTTGACGGTGGCACCTTGGTTGTATTCTCCGCCAGAAGGCTGTCCAGTTCCGCTTCCGCTTCCCTCGATTGTTTGAGTCTGGCCGCTTGCGCTTTCAGCGCCTCTGCCTTCTCTTTCGGTGTCAGCAATTTCGAGAACCGCGCGTTGCCCGCTAGAAAGTGCTTGGCTAAGTTGGCTGTAAAGTTCTCCATCTATTCCCCCTAATTGTAAAAGTGTCTCCAAGTTAGACTGAAGCTCTTTGCGTACCTTCGATAATTGTAATTCTTTAGTCAAATCAGACAAAGAAATTGTTTGTGCTTTTCGTTGGTTAGTTTGCCGATCCCCTTTAAAACATCCTGCCGCGCCATAAAGATCGCAGGCCGTACAGGTCCACAAGCCTTTGTCTGCGGTCTTGTCACGGATGTCAACAAACGAAGTGCCTGGCTTAGTTTCGAGTTTCCCCCCATCCACTGGACAAAGATTCTCTTTTGCCATTCGGCTATATAAATTCGGAAAGCGCGCTTTAAGCTCTTCTTTGGTAATTGCCTTACCTTTAAGATTAACCGGTAAGTATACGGATACACGATCGTGTATCGGCATTAACATCTCTTCGGTGGTTTCGTCTGTAATCGTGACAGCTAAACGCAAATCAGGATTTGCATCGGCCAATTCCATGTTGGTGCCATCAATCGAAAGCATCTTTAAATTGAGATCTGAGATAGATCGCAATAAATCAGGACGTTTTGAAAAAACCTGAATCGCTATTCCTTTAGCGTTTAGCAATTCGATAACATGCACCTGCGCGGGTGAAAGATCCCCCTTGTCGTTTAACCGAAGAGATAGTCCCGCTTTACCGGCCTCCGTTGCCAGATAGTCTGAAGCCAGTTTATCCGCCATCTCTTGCGGAAATCGCTCTAGCATAAATTCGGTAAATTCCGATTTGGCTATTTCATTTGGCCTAGCATTACCGGTTGCGGCGTAACAATGGATCGCGCACGCCTTACTAGGATCACAGTTGGTGAAGGATGTTGAAACATCATTCTCAGCTTTACGGTTTCCCCCAATAAAATCGTAGGCATTAAGAAGCAGTTTTAGAACACGAGCGCCATGCTCTGGATATTTCTTAAATGCTTTAACAAGTTTGGTGGCCGCCATATCTTGCTTTCCCCAGATTGCATTTCGCTCTAGGTTAGATATGTCTTGGCCATCCATTGCACGTTCTAGCATTTCGCGGTACGCCATACCTTTGATAGCGGCAGCTGCCCACGCTGTACCTTTATGTTCTTCTAGATTTGCTCGTACACGTTGCTGTTCCTCTTCACCCATGCGGGCAATTCGGCTTTCTACTGCGTCCTTTACGTCAGGGTTTACACGGTCAAGATCGCCAGTGATGGCATTAGCGCCTTCAACCACTGCACTTTGATTGTAAATATTCGCATCGTTCGGATCAAAGTTGCCGTTGTTACCAGTGGCAGATTTGATTTGAGTAGGTGTTAAAACAACATAAACTTTATCGCCTTCATTTGCCGCATGAGAGGCTATGTTTGCATCAACGATAAACCCGTCTTTTTTAGTACGGGCGATAACGGATCTCATAACGCTATCCCGCGCAACTCCACCCACGTTGATAAGGGCGCCTATTATTTCGGCATCATGTTTAGATTGCGTGTAAATATCGTCAAGCGCGGCGTTTAAAACAGCACGACGTCCTTCGTATTCAATATCACCATAGTTGGAAAGAAAATACTCGTCTTCCTTTTCCATGTCTTCAATGACCTTTGTTACTTGTGCTTTGGTAATGGTTTTCTTTGTAACACTTAGAGTTGGGTTATCCGCTTTCAAATACACAGCAAGGGATTTATCCCCATACCCGCTGGCAACTAATTTAGAATCTGCAAAGTAGAATCCAGGGCCAATTGCCAAGCCATTAAGGCCCATCTTGCTAAGGTCAAATGTATCAAAATCTGCTTCTGTACCGTGATAAACTTCCAACGGTTTACCATCGGCGTCCGCCACCTTAGATTGACCGAACCAATTCTTAAACGCTGGGGTATCTGTTTGTAGATTTCCGCTTTGGTCATAGCCTTGCTGTAAGTCTGAGGCAAAGCGGACCGCGTATTGGTTGTGCAATTCTTCAGGCGACATGCCCATCTTGGCCGCGTTGACCGCAAAGAAATCCCCCAACAAGGTGGAATACGCTTTGTTGACATCGGATGTATGGTGGCCAAGCGCGTCTAACTCTGTTTGGAATTTTTCTTTTAAGCGCGCGGTAGATTGTTTAAACTCGTTATCGGTTTCCTTTGACGCAAGCGTGCTTTCCATTTCCTTAACTAAATCTTCTTGGAAATTCTGTCTAAAGTCTGCCGCTTCTTGTTGGCTAAACTCGTTTGGTCCTTCTTTAATAATAGGCACCAAGGCTTGTGCGTACTCAGTGGGTGCAATCGCAGCGGTGTATTCCCCTACTGGAATAGACAGCGTGCCTTTTGTTTCCGCAGCTAAGGGTAATTGTTCGGCAACAGACGGGGATACCGCAGCAATTTGTTCTGCAACACCTGTTTGCATCAGCGCGTCGGCATCGATGTAAACGTGTGTAAGATTGCCATTCTCGCCGGCTTGTTGCGCAAACCCTTCAAAGGTGTCGTAATCCCTACCCAAAACTTTATTAGCTTGAGCGAGTTTGTTTAGCTTCTCAGCCGCGGCTCCAAATTCGTCCGCACGTTTTGCTTTGTCCTCATCCCGTTGCGCGCGACCTGCAATGCCTGAGAACGTACCGCCGGTCAAACCGCCTACCGCCAGGCCTTGCAACATACTCTCAACCACACCTTTGCTTAAGTCCTGCTCAGGGTTAATGTTGTTTTTCAGTGCGAGGTTTTCAGATAACTGCTCGCCGCCACTTTGTACAGTCTCGGTAAATCCTTCGTTGACAAGGCCTTTACCCACTCGTGGTAAGAGCTTGCCGCCTTCCCCAATGATCTTCCCCAGAAAATGCCCGCCTACCGCATTGGTGAGGGCATCCGTAAGTCCAGCCCCAAGGCCGGCTTGCTCGCCGGTTCTAGCTGCTAAGAAAATACGCGCGGCATTAGGGTCATATCCTTCGCCAACCATCTTTTGAAATTCAGGAGATTTTTCTAAAGTGGAAAACGGCGTTTGTTCGACTTGGTTTTGCGTAGAGTTATATTGCTGCGCGTAGCCCACCGCACCTTCAGATCCCGCGCCAAACCGTGAAGCCATGTGAACGGCCGCATCGATCCCCGCTTGTTTAGCAACTTCCGCAGATGCGCCCGTTGCCAAAGACGCTTGCTCTGCTTTAAGGGATGCGCCGCGTGTCAGGAACGCCGTTAACGCAAGCGCTGCGGTAGTGGGCAATGACCGAATAGCATCGCTGACCACTTTGACCGGGTGAAGATACGCGGCCTTCTCAGGATCAAGTGTTTGGTATTCTAAGTTGCCGTAGGTATCTTTCACCTGTTGAGGAACCTTAGCCATGATGTCATTGGCATCTTGCGTTTGGTTTCTGGCAAAGCGAGACAATACGGCCGACGCGCCTTGTTCCCGTTGGCGCTTCAATCCTTCTGGATCGTTCTTGTACAGGTCTACCAAATCTTGGTCGCTGACAGTGGGCAGTACGGTATCGAGCAGCTTAGCCCCCGCAGCAGCAAAATCATGTAATCCGGCACGACCCGACGCACTCATGAACGACAAGGCTTTTTCTATGTCGGTCATGTTCTGAATGTCGTCGTGGATAAAAGGCGCTTTGTCGGGATCCTTTAGCAGATTTTGGGTGGCTTTGAACGGTTGAGTGGATTGCGCATACCGATCAATCATTGCCTGGCGGTTTACGTCTTTAAAATTATCTTGAACCGCCGACACCGGTGTATTGCTCTCTAGCGCAAGGCGGTAGGCTTTGGCCGCTTCGTCAGGATTCTTATCCATTGCTTGCCCAAGATTAGCGCGCACGTCTTGGTTCTGCTGAATATTCTTAATGCTGTAAGGGTTGTTTTCTACGGGCGCAAATTCACCTTGGATATTTTCCAAGCTGTAAGGATTGCTATCTGTCATAAACCAAATCTCATTTTAAAACGTGCGGTGATGTTTGCCTCGGAGGGTTCCGCCCCTTCAGCGACAAGGGCCTTGGTAATTAACTTGCGTTCGCTGTCCGGAATGTCCGGTTTGTAATCGGCTTCGTCAGGGGATCCATACACCTCATACATTTTCTTGGTGCTATTTCCAAACCAGATATTGCTAGACCGCGTGGCCGGTAGCATCATGCGATCAATAATCTTTTGGCGTTCGGAGTAGTCCAATTCTCGGCCACCTTTATGCGCCGATTCAGAGGCAATCGCTTGCATAACTGCAGAATCAAATTTGCCTTTTTTTGAAGTAAACACGGATGCAGCAATGCCAAGCGTATTGTGTGCAATTTCGAGTTGTTTACCTAGCTCTACCGCGTGAACGGCTTGCGAGGGATCTTTCATCTTGGCTTGCAGATCAATCAGCTCTTTGCGCTGTGGCTCTGCCAATGTAGAAAAATTAAGCGATAGATCCCGCGTTTTAAAATTGCCAGGGTCGGTGGTCGCCATATCGCGAAGACCTGCGTATACCTTCCAATCGGTAGATACATCGCCGGTATCTAAAATCTTTTTAATCTTGTCTTTAACTTCACCCACTTTGTATGCGGGCACGGCGTTTTGCACTGCAAACGGTAACTTTTCAAAGGGGACTTGGTTTCGCCTTGCCTCATCTAACGCGGTGTTAACACTGGTTTCTTCCTGTGTTTTGATTTGCGCGTTGTAGTTTTTGATTTGGTATTCCCCTTCTGCGCGCGCTTTGGCTAACTGATCAGGGTTGAGGTTCTTCTTGGCAAGCTGCGCCTCTACATCCCCCATGGTCATTTCTTTTGGTGGTTTTAACGCCGCGCGATTGTAGTTATCCATCGTTTTATTGACATAACTTTTTAGCTCATCATCTGCATAATCCAACCAATACCCGCCAGACTTTTTGGCTTCTTTAATAGCGTCTTGTGTCCGTTTGGGTGCGTGATATTCCCCAATGGTTTTGCTAAAGTCGTTTCCGTTTTGCGCGTACCTATCTTGGAAAACCGCTAAAGAAAGCGCGTAGCCGTAGGCAGGCTCTGTTTTTAAGCGTTCCAAATCCCACTTAACCCCCGCCAATCTAGCCGCCTCAGGCCCTGTCTTTTCATTAAGCTGGCCTGGACCATAATCGGTCGTGCCGTTTTTATTTAAGTGCGTAACTACGCCAGGCTTTCCGCCGGATTCGGTCATCACCACACCTTTGCTAAACACTTCCGTAACTAGCGCGTCATATGCAATTTGTGCGGGTGCTGGAGGCTTAGCGTGATTAAAGGCTTCTTGGCCAGCGTTAAGTCCAACATAAGTATTAACACCGCTTTTGACTTGCTTTGACACCACGAGCCCGTCGTCCATCGTCATCAAATGTTTGTGGTCGTCGTAAAATTTAGCGGCGCCTAGCGCGTCACCGTCAGCCTGATAGGCATCTACGCCGGACTTAATCGCAGTGCTGATATCTTTTTTAGATTGCATATCGATTGCAGGCACATCTAAACCGTGCAATTCACCTAGGCGATCGTTTTGTTGTCGAATACTGGCAACGGCAGCGGACCACGCCTGAGGGTTTCGATAATTTGTTTTTGCTTCTTCAATGGCTTCATCTCGCAGACCTTCCGCAGTGGAGATATCAAACGTGCGTTGTTCGCGCACGACGTGTTGCCATACGTTATCTTTAAACCCATCAACAAACCCGCCTGCAAAATGTGCAAAGGCTTGTTTTTGCGCGTCGTTACCTAGCGATTGCGAGATTGCATCAACGTCCTGTTGCAGCCGTCCGCCTACTTCCTCGGGCAACGGAATACCTTCAGGTCGCTCAAGCGCATCGCGTCCTTTTAAATTGGCGTAGCCTGCGGTTTTATCGTATTGGTAATATCGCGCTTTGCGTCGGAGTTGTAGCGTGGCGTCATCTAGCCGTGATTGATTAGCCTTTGCCGCCAGGTCCATTGCAACATTGCCTGCGGCATCCCCCGCATGGGTAAGCGCTTCGCCCATGACTTTGCCGGTCTGTCCTGGATCGACTAGAACATCCGGGGCTTTGGCAAACGATTGCGGTAAGGTGTTAGGGGTCGCCTGAAAACTGTCGTAGGTTGGGACTCTAGGCATTTTACTTACCACCCATGTTATTCATCATGTACCAACTCGATGCCACGTCCGTGGCTTTGCCAAGCATTGTGGAAGCGCCCGCCATCCAGGGTGAAATTGCGCTGGACGCATTGCGCGCGGTTAATGCTTCGTTCTGGAAATTTGTGCCTTGCATTCGATAGCCCCACGCGCTGCGCACAGCATTCGCCTGGATGGTGTTTTTATCGACCTCTTTCATGATCTCGGTTGAGGCTAAGACCTCCGCCGCGTTACCTTCACCTAAGTCAATTCCGTTCGCTGCCATTGAAGTGCGTTGGGTGCTTTTAAGCTGGCCGGCTTTAAGTGTGAGGTTGCCAATCTCATGTTGGCCTTGATTGAGCGCAGACTGCGCGCCTAGCTCTGCAATACGCGCGTTGGTATCTGCAATGATTGCTTGGGTTTTGAGTTGGTATTTCTGCGTTTCAGCGCTAAAGAATGATCCGATTGTGGATGAAAGCATCCCGCCAATTTGCAGCGCCATGACGCCTGCGCCTAAACCGCCCATTCCGCCGCCACCGCCTAGCCCTTTGAAGGACGAGTTGACTACACCATAAGCCATGTTTAAAACTCCGAAGGATAATGGTCTTCACCATAACCCTTCAGGTTTTAATCAAGTGCATCAACTGCCGATGGATACTTCCAGGGTGAGGCTGGCCAGTGTTAGCGGTAGGGGATCCGATTGCCGGACAAAGACCTGACCACTATCCGCCCACATGGGTGACAAGACGATTGGGATCTCTTCACTTTTGAGCGCAGGGGGTGAACCATAGGATTCGGTAGTGCGCTGTTTGGCTTCGACCAAGTTATATTCGTCTGGGCCGATAAAAATGCCTGAGGAGCGGAACACCCGCAGCCAGGCTTTGTTGACGTTTTTGTATCGCCCTTGCGCAAAGCCGTTATCAATGCCGGCCGCAACCGGTAGGGTTTTTGCGTCCGCCGTAATCGGTAAGCCGATCTGCACCTTGCTGGCGGCTTGCTCTAGCGTAATTGCGCCGCTCGTCACCACGCATTGTGGATGTACCGCGCCATCGGCTAACACGTTAACGGTTTTACCCTCGAGGTGGGTAAGTCCGCTAATGGTGGTGGCCGCTGCGCCCGAGTACGTTAACCCCGCATCCACAAAAAACGCATCGGCGGGATCTACAAACTGACGAGTGGCCATCCGCTCTACATAGCGCACGTCGGCACCGTTGATGGTGCGCTTAATCACGCAGTACAGAATATCTTCATTGCCTTCCGCTACAACCGCGCACGATTCAAACGTGCCATCGGTATCGTGCCAATGCCAGGCGCCAATCTGTTGCTCTGGTACATAGGTCAAGCCAAGCAGTTTGCCGGTGGTGGATATGAACCACACGATCGGCAACGGCGCTTTGGCATATGCCATATCGCTAATATCGTAATTGTCAAAAAGGTGCGGCGCGCGCAAGGATAAATCCCCGCTGATAAAGCCGTTGGCCTGCCAGTTATACGCACATTCACGAATATGCCCACCGCGCGCGGCGGCATACAAGAGCGTGTTGTTGATTACCGCCGGTTGTACGTTATTGGCCCCCACATAAGACTGTGGCCGCACGGTAATGGTGGTCGGCGTAATCGCATCACTGTTGACCGGTGACACGCGCCATTCCGCAGCGCTGGTTAATAGCAGTAATTGCGTCAACGGTACGATATGCCGAATGGTATTGGCCTCGCGTGCCGCTACTCTGAACGCAATGCGATCGTCATCTCGGATCGGTAAGCTGTAGCTCATCACCGATTCCGTGCCTGATTTGGTCATCCAGATGTTTTGCGGTTTGTTAGTGGTGCCGGCAAAGCATCGACGCTGCTCAAAGTAGGACACCGCACCAGGGTAATCGCCGGTAGCGGCAAACACGGCATCATAGATAGGTGGTGTTTTACTCAAATCCGGCGCTACGTTGTCATCTTTAAGAGAGGTGCCAGTTGTCTGGCCTATATAGCCGTACAATCCGCCCTGCATCTTATAGACGTTATACCTTGCTGCACCCGATACCGCGGTCCAGGCAATCGTGTTGTAGCATCCGGTGGTAAATAGATTGTTGGTGCAGGTTGCTGCGGCGGATTGTGCGGACTCGGATACTTCATCCGAGGCGATGGTTGTCACCACATACGAATAGCTCATCGTGGTCGCTGGCGCGCCCACCGTGGTGGCCGTTGCGGTAGGGGAAGCCGGCGCAGCGATCGGCGCTGCAAACGAAATAGTGGTCAACGTCCAGTTAAGCGCAGCTAACCGGCGCAGTTCTCTTGGTGCATAATTGGGATGCACGATGGTCAGCACGTCCGCAGACTGCACATAATGCAGATCAAAGAGATCGGCTTCTGCGTAAGGGTTAGTGATCTCGTAAGGCGCAGCTCCAGGTACAGGGAGCAAGGTCGCGCCTTGCGTGTGAAACCGGAAGTAGCCTGCACCCACTTCGATGACCATGGTCTGTGTGGTCGAATAGGTAAACGGAATTAACCGCACCTTCTTGGTTGAATCCTTAACCGCGCGCACAAAGCCAAAGCCTGGCCGATTTTGAATAGGGCCTTGGGGTTTGGGGATAAAGTTTCGGCATATGGCAAGGCCGGCTTGATACTTGGTGTCATCGATACGTCCGAACATCTCCGGACTAATCTCGCCACCTGAGAATGACTTTTGTAAAATGCGGGTGTTAGCCATGCCTATCTCCCACTGATCCAAGAAACGCGCTGGTTGGGATTGATGCGACGCTGGGATGCGTCCGACTCCATGGCTTGCGACAAGTAAACATTCATCATTTGCAGACAGCGCTTGGCTTCGGCAGCACCGGTTTCACCCTTAAGGATCGGACCGGCTAACAATGATGCTAGGTGCCAGCTCAAGGTAGACACAAATAGTGGTGAAAACGTCCCTGTATCCGATACGAGCGCCGTGTAGCGCAGTACCGCGTTCTCTTGATCAGTCAGGATCACTTGCGTGCCGTCGTCTTGGATCTCGCACGAGAAGGGTTGTGGCACATACGCACCGCCGGCGGGGATGTTGGGATTGGTGAGGATCGCTTCGCTGTAGTCATCGGTCGCATCTGAGGTCACGATTGCAATGATGTTGACCGCATCATTCGGCACGGCGTAAGCGTAGGTCCATTCCGACCAGGATTCACCTAACATGGCAAGCTGTACGCGCCTCGTCGCAAATCCCCAGGGGTGCATTTCCAGCAACGTGTCGCGGGCAATCGGATAAAAGCGCGCGCAATGTTCGGCCTGTGCAGAACCTTCGGGAGGATCAATACTAGCGACGGTCGCCGTATCGCCTAAATGCGCAAGCGCCAAATTACAGATATCAACTTCGGTACTCATTTAAATCCCCTTAAATAAAAACGGGGGCATATAGCCCCCGTCGTATTAGGTTAACCTGGCGGCTTAAACCAAGCTGTCCGCAGCAGGTGCTGCATCTTTCTTGGCCTTGGCCTTCGGTTCTTCCACCAATTCCAAATTGTTAGAAGCCTCGCCGGCATACTCGATGACCGCGCCTTCTTCCACAATGTTGTTATCGATAAAAGACTTTTCTAAAACTCTGTATTGCGCCATAAATCCCCCTATTTAATAGTGAAGCCAGATGGGTAGAATTTTTGGCCGTCTTGGATAGCGTCGCCTAGATCCGCATAAATTGCGCCGGCAGTGTTCGCGCCCACGTTTACCACTTGCAAACCTACATAGCGCTGGCCTTTGCTCGCGATACGTGGGTTTAGCTCTGCCGCAAAACGTGCGCCTGCTGTCAATGACGCAACAGGAATTGCGCCTGTTGTACCGATCACCGTGACGTTAGTAGTAAGGGCAGCATCGTCCGCCGCAACGACGTTAAACTGCATCGATGTACCGCCGGCAGCGGCTGTGGCTACCTGCACGCGCAAGTAAAGCTCACCACCTTCACCCAAATCCCTGACGTTGCCGCTTGGGTTTCCTGGTGAAGCTGTATCGATGACGTTACCGCCGGTGAAAGAACCCGATACGATTGTCGTACCTGAGCCAAACACGTTAGCGGCCGTAACAGTGTTGCCTGAAATTGAGCCGGCTAGGGCTAAAAAAGCATCAATAATCATGTGATTTCTCCTTATACTACGCGTGATTCAGTGTTGAGAATCTGATCAACACGACGTAAAGGCACGCCCTCAAACTGTGTCCAGCTTTGTGGTGTACCGAATTGGTTAAGACCTTGCGCCACGTCAATCGCGTTTTGCGATTTGTTCAACGCTTGGATGCGTAGCATTGAGTAGACTGTACGGTTCATGTAGAACGCTGCACGGCCCATGCCAAAGTTAGGAATACGATCCAGTGCTCTTGACATCAATTTCACCAAGTCAGCCGCTGAAGATTCAGCCACCAAGTTAGTCGTATCGATGTTGGCAATACGCACCACATAACGCCAATCTTTAACCACCAAACCGTTCTTCCATTGGTAGTGTGTTTGGTACGCTTGATAGGGGTTGTTGCTTGAGTCGTAAACCGTCAAGATGCCTTGATCTTCGTGGATCAAACCAGCTTTAGAACCTTTAGGGAATGTGCAGAAAACTGTGTTTTCTCCCCAAACCACCAAGTAGATAGACGTATTTACTGAACCGGTACCGCCTGCATCAATGATGTTGGCCGCGTTACCCGCACCTGAGATCGTACCAAAACGTGGCGCAAGACCTAGATACTGACGGGGGTCGGTTGTTGGGTTGCCGTACAAAATGGTAGACGCTTGCGCTTGGTTCATCGCTTCCAAGAACGCAGTGTCTTCAGACAATCTGAACGCCGCTGTGTTGCCGTTCAATTCTGCAAGGTCCTTATCGATTCTTGCATAGGCTTCTAGCATACCTACCGACTCATCCACCTGCGCAGTGGTTGATTTGCTAGTTGGAATACCTTGGTTGATTGAACGCCAGTAAGCAGTTGGCAAGCCTGTTCTGATCACCACGCGGTGGCCAGTTGGCAAGTTACCTTCTTGGAAAACCGCGTCTTCTAAGATTTCATTGGATTGAGATAATAGCTCGGCGACAATTGGCACCTTGCCGTCTGGATCTAAACGCTTTGCCCAATCTGCAAGGGTCAATGCGCCGGTTGATAAAGTAGCCATCTAAAGCTCCTATTTTTGATTAGAATAAAGTTTGTCAGCTAATGAGCCATTCGTACCAGGTGCCGCGGGGCGACCCCCTACAAATTTATCTTCACTGATTGCCTTGCCCGCGCGGTACATAAACCGGATCACATCCGGATGGTTGCCGAGGCCTGACTCGTTTAACAGGGCTTTCAACTCTGGGGTGCCAAAAGCATCTAGGGCTTTCTTTGCCGTGCCTAAAGATTCGGTGATTTTTTCTCCGCCAAATTCTTTATCCGACTTGGATGCGGTTTCCCACTCTGCCTTAGCCGCTTCAATCTGTGCTAGTTGTCGCTCGGCCATGACCGGCGCGACCTTATCCAGCACTTTTTGCGCATCCTCATTCGATAGATTCAACTCTCGAGCAACGTCTGAATACGCCGCAATCACGGCATCGTCAAAGACGCGGCCTTCTTGGGGAGTAAACTCGTATTTCTCAGGGGCGCCGGTTTTCTCCTCGGCGGATTTCCCCTCGTCTGTTGAAGCGGTTGCCTCGTCAGTCGTCTGGCTATCGGTTGTTGTCACCTGGGTTTGCTCTACATCCGTAGTGGGTGCATCAGCGGTCGTCTGGCTATCGGTTACTTGGGTAGTTTGGCCGTCAGTCATCAGCGTATCAGTCATTCTTTTTGCTCCTGAAGCATTTCAGTGTATCGATCCAAGCAGTGTTCGGTGAGTTGGGCCAACAGTCTCAATCCTTCGTTACGCGTGCCTTCAGCGAAAGCCATCGATAACGCATTGGTATTGAAAGAGAGCCGCCAAACGCCTGCACGTTCGAGCAAGCGGTAGACGAAACGACGCCCCCGCTTGTTACTCATCAACCATTTGAGATCATTGATCTCCATGTCAGCCGCGAAGCGTGCGCGTTTAGATTGTTCGTCTATGGCATCTTCAAGGTTAAATGGATCAATGTCTCTGGTCATGGCTCCAATCTAAAGGGGTTTGGTGTGGGTAAGTGCATCAGTCACTGTAGAGCATGGACGCGCTGCTGGTATTACTCTCAGCGCCACCTAGCTCTAGATCAGTGATCTGCAAACAAAGGTATGTATCAGGGCCGGCATCGTCGCCATCCACTTCGACGGTTTGCCTAACTTCGGTCACAATGGTGGCGGCTTTAATCATCACCTTGCTGCCGGGTGTGGGCGGTGTAGTGATGCCTAGCGCTTCGCATTGATCTTCGTTTAATCGGATCTCAAGGCCATAGCCATATTGGCTGGATATGGTTTCTGGGTATTTCTCTGGGGAAGTTTTCATAGAGATAAGCGCCATTTACGTTCCTACATGATTAGCACCCAAATGGGCGGGTTTGACCTTCGGAGGAGGGTCGTTGTTTGGTTTTATTTACGCAACTATTCTCGATTCAAAACCTTGCACAGATACTGTACCGCTGCCCCCCGCAGCGGTGATGATGGTCAGATCAAGAAAATAGTAAGCGTTTTGCGTGCCGTTGCCTTTTGGTAAAATAGTATATTTAGGAGTTTTTAAATATAAAGTATACGAGCCGTCTGGCATGTTGCCGGGTATAGAGCCCGATCGTAAACACCACGTTTGCTGTATGTTTCCGCTGCTATCTCGATTAGTTACTCTTAGATCTATGCTTGTTATATTCACGCCTCCTGTTACTAAAACCTTACATCTTGACTCTGTTACATCCCCTGGTTGTAGTTCGCTCAATGCCCAATCGAGGGCTGCAAACCAAACAAATCCTAAAGTATGTGTTGTAGATGCCGCTAATACGCATGTTGGGTCGCTCCTGATATTACCGTTTGCTAAAGCAGCTCTGTTAACTTTTGACCATGTGCCACCCGCTGTTGTAAATCCTGTTGGCGCGGTTGTGCCTCCTTGGAGCAAAGGATTTGTACCAAAAACGCCAAACTTGTTATTTACACGATCAAAATAGTCATTTTGTTGCTTTGCAAAACTCACGCCTTGTTCCGTAGCGCTTGCAATGCCCTTATTTGCATACCAGTCCGCAATGTATTTGCCGACAATCATTGCTCCCAGACGATTAGGATGTAAATTTAACGTGCCGATATCAGTACATATAGACGGTAAGATGTTGCCAAAAGCAGTAGTATTGTCCGCCCACATTTCAGCGCAGGGAATGTATTCAATAAACCCTGTCAATGATAATTGATATAACCATTCGTTAATGCGTTGATTAATTTGTTTATAAGGCTGTATAGACGCGTCTACCCCCCGCGGCATGATGCCCGGATGCACAGGTAAGATGCCCGCGTTATTTAACGTTGTAAAAATCGACATTAATCGCGTAGTTGTGGCAGTAAAGTCTAAGTTTCCAAGCGTACTTGTGTCATTAGTGCCTAAAGATATAAAGCAGCGCGTGTATTTTCTTGCCTTATGCGCTGTCAACAGCGGCGTGATTTGTGTTGATATAACGATGTCAGATGTTGCAGCATTGGCCGCAAAATTATCGGACGGTTGAAAATCCCAAGGCCAACCTAAGTAGCAAAAAGCAGCGACAAAAAATCCAGCGGCCTCATATCTCGGGTTTGGATAGGCTTGAGTTAGATCGACATATGAGTTGTTATATGCGATTGAGTCCCCCAGAATTGCGACTGCCCCCTGCTTTACTTTAGTAAAATTTGTATTGGTAGTTAGTCGTATTGCTACCCCATCCCCCACATACAAATCCGTCCCAACTCTAGCCGTACCGACAAAGCCTGAGGGGATGGCGGAGACTGATGCAAAATTAACCGCAAGATCTGAGTTAGACCCATCTGGGTTTGCCACACTTAATGCTTTAGCACCATCATCGGTATAAACAAATGGGCTGCTGCCAATACGTTTAGTCATAAGATCTCCTAGTAATAGGCAGTGATCAAAGTCGCGGTCGTGCCGGTGGCTTTGATACGGTTAACAGAGAGCGCAATCAAGAAGCCAATTGCGTTAGTCGGTATGGTGATGGTGGCGGTACTGCCATCGGCCATCACCACGGCAACGGCACCTGCACCGCTCACCATGATCGCGCGCGTTGGTCTGGCAGGTCCAACCGGTGGCACAAGATCCGCGCTGTCATTCGGTGTTACTGCCAGGACGCTGGTCATCGCGGTTGCGTCATTCGTGGTGGTTAAAAACGGATTCATGGTCTACCCCCTTACAAATTGCCGGCTGGATACAGCGCAAAGATGCCGGTTGCTGTCGTGCTGGTGGATAAGATGCGAGAAGCATTAACGCGCACGATCTGACCTGCGGAAAGTGAAGTCAATACCGCTGTGCCGCCACCGGCAAGGTTGACGTTAACGTTGCCTGCACCGGTGACGTATATCGCCGTACAAGGTCCGCTGCCTAGATCCGTGCTGTCGGAGGCTGTAACCGGCTCACCTTCAAATTCTGTGGGCTGTTTAATACCGTTGGTAAAAAGCGCTTGTGCAAATAGTTGTCTGGGCATGGATATCTCCTGGTTAAATTAACTGTAGCCACTGAACGCGCGAGTGGCGTCAGTTAATGCGTTGGGTTCGTTGGTCTTAGCCGATGCGAGTTTCTGTGCGGTATCGGCACCTTGGTTCATCATGGCCGCTTGCGTCGCTTGTTGCTGCGCCTGGGCGCGCTGTCCGCGTAATGCGTCCACTTTGTCCTGGGCAAGCAAGATGCGGGGATCAATACCAAGCGAATCCGCATAGATATCGGTGAGTTTGTCGCCGTCGATCTTGTCTAAAACTTCCGGCTTAAACTGCGCCACACTGCCTACCGTCCCGATAAACCGGTCGATTGAGTTGGTGCCGACTGCGCGCTGGGCTTGGGCCAACATGCTCACTAGCTCGACGTTGATGTCGTGGCCTTGCATGGCTTCCGGTGGCGGTGGTGCAATGCCTGAGGCCATGATCTGATCAAACGTGATCTCAATCAGGGGATCTAGTAATTCATTTTGTAAACGCTCAAGTACGGGACCGAGCATCAATAGCTTTTCTTCATGACGTTCTGCAACTTCAGTGGCAGTCATTCGGGCATCCGTCTGATTAGCTAGCATCAGAAAAAGATCCGCATAGAAGCTGCCTTCGATGCGGTGCCGAACGTCTTGGATATCCATCAGCAGGTCATTGAGATTTAAATTCACTTCAAACGCAGTCTTGACGCCTTGCGATCCGCCGGCCACGTCCACATACGTTACGCCGCCTGGCAAGCGTTCCACGTCACGGTTTTTCATGGACGTTGGCACCTGTAAGGGTGGGTTGGTTTGATAGTCGATGCCTTGCGCTTTACGCAGCTGCTCGTGCTGTAATTGTTTGATATCGCCTAGCGCTTCCATGCCAGGGCTATTGCCGTAGATGTCGCCTCCTGAAATTGACCAGCGCGGGCATAACGCCGGAAAACGGGTAAACCCGCTTTCGCTCAAGTAATGATCTGGTGCCGATCCCACCTCAAAGTAGACCGAGCGCCAGGGCATGTTCATATTGTCTTTTTTGCTAGGATCGCGATCAGTGCGCGGCTCAATGCAATGGATGATTGTGATCCACGCGTCCAGTGATCCCCGCTCATACATCGAGCGCGTTGAGGGCATGACGTTCTCGATGCCAAATTCCGTGACAATCTCATGCACGGTTTTCTGAAACTCGCGGTAAAGGGTAGTTACTTCTCCTTTCCAGTTGGTTGCAATCGCATACTCACCTGTCGTGAGCGGGTACATGTGGATCACGTTATCAAAATCGGGCATGACGATACATGCCGCGGTGCCAAACGTGCCGAGTTCTTCGTACATGCTGTGCAATGCGCGATATGTGTTTGACTTTTGAAACACGGTTAGCATGATGTTAGTCACATCGTTAAGCCAGTATTTCACCTCGGCGATCTCCATCAACGATGGGTCGGTGGTGGCTAGTCGAAACCAAGGGCGCGCAGGACTGGTTAGCCCTGACATGAGCCCCGCCGCTAATACGCGCAGGGCGCGCGTGCCTGTATTGTCGTAAATGTAATTGTGACGGCGATAGCCACGGTTACGGTCTTGTATAAAATAACGGCCTGAGCGCGGCAATAGATAATCCGACAGCTCTTTCCAATGCGCCCACCACGTTGCGCGCTCAGTCTTTAGCTGGCCCCAGCGTGTTTGTAGTTTATTTTTGGGCGTATTCTCCATACGTTACGCCCCAAGCAAAGTGCTTTTGCCTAGCGTCAATGATGTGGGATCCACCCCTTGCGCACCGGTTAGCATGGTGCCACTAGCGCCCCCTTTGCCGGCTTGCTGCGCGGCAGAAAGAATGGCGGCAGTGTCGGGTTTCTTTTGGTTCGCGCGGTTAAAATCTTGATCCGCTTGCTTAGCGGTGCGGTCCGCATTGGCCTGTGCTTGTTGCATAGACTTCTTGGCTTGATCCGCTTGCTCTGCGCCTTGTGCGGCAGAAACACCCACGCCGGCGACGGCAGCGACTGCGGTTACGGCTAATGCTACTCCAGACATTGTGCTTCCTCGTAAGTGAGTTGTTCGGCACGAGTGAGCAGCTGCTCAGCCTCGTCGGTAAATTCGTTTTCGGCATCGGTCACGTTGGCCGCATCTGTGGCAAAACTCATCGTGAACGTAGTATCTTCAATCGCATACGCAGCTTGCTTACGGCCACCGGCACCCTCGATGATCTGATAGCCTTTGATCTCGCGCGCTTCTTCGCCGATGTACAGCATGGCGTGCCCGCTGACGATCAACGTCGTTGGAATCTTGACCATCACGCCCATGACAACAGTCCCCGCCGGCACAAACACAGTGCGGTGATACAGGCCTGCGTGCAGGTGATGCGTGGTTTTGATCTTCACCTGGGGCAACTCGCGCATAGCATCCTGCAATTGATACACGCATTGCAAAGCGCGGTCGTTCATAGTGTTGATCACTGCGCTCATGTTTTTGCTCGCAGATAGATGCGGTTTGTTTCTTTGAAACCCATAGATTCCGCCGCTTTTGCAAGCCGGCTTTCCGAAGGCGCGCCGATAGCCAATGCCGCCATGCCGTGACTAAACGCAGCCTCTGCCACGCTATCAACCAGCTTTTTACCGGTGCCAAACTTGCGGTATTCGGGTAGCACAAAGATCGCCATGGTGTTGCCAATCGATGCGGAATACTGCGCGGCATAACACATCATGATCACCATGAAGCCAACCAAGGTGTCGCCTGCATACGCGCCATGTGCAATGATGCCGCCGCTATCTTCCATGGCCGCGTAACCGTCCCAATCTGGTAGTGGTTCGGGCATGACAGAGAGCGCAGACTCCTGCGCATACGCGTCCAGTAGCGCGTCGATGTTACTCGCGGCTTGGATTTGGGCAATGCTGATGGGTTTGATTTGAATGTCGTTCATGGTGCCAAAGCCTACGGCACCATAATCTGGGTAAGTGCATCAAATCTTGTACGGATCGTAGTCGAGTACAGCGCGCCTGGTGTTGTTGCTACCAAAGGGCAAAAAGGCGCGCTTAGGTGTGTCAAGCAAGGCCAGACAGTACGCGCTGCCATAGTCCGGTGATCGGCCAATCTTGGCAATGATCTCATCGCGACTGGCCACATAGATCGTCGATCCAGACAGTGACCAAGTGGGTGCGCAGAGATCTGCCAATAGGCGTGGATCTGGTGGCAAAGCAATGCCGGTGTTGTTAGTCGGATCGAGCGCTTCGCGCATGCGCCACCAAAGTTCTGAGCGTTGATTTTTAAATCTCAACCGGCCAGACTTATCCAAGCCGGTTGCGGCCTCAGATACGTTTACGCCGATCACTTGCTGATTGGTGTCTTTCAAAAAATCATACGGCGATGCGCCCACACCGATCACGTCAATGTGAATTGGGGATTGATCGCGGTTAGCGGCAATCACTAAACCGGCCACGGTCGGTCCGTCCGGCGTGGCGGTGCCTGGATACACCAAAGGCACATCAAACCACATGTCATGCCGACGAGCGATGAGCGTAGTATCTCGCCCACCGCGCGCCACATCCACGCCAAGGGAGTCCATCGGCGGCAGCTTGAGTGGTCTTACCCACCTCGCTTGCGCATCTTCTACCCAAGCGGTTGGGATAACTTGCCAGGGGTCGTCTTCAATACCTGCCATAAAATCTCCGTATAGCATTTGTGAGCGTAAAGGTTCCGGCAATGCTTGCAATGTTGCCATGTAGCCAGTGTTCATCAAGTAGGGGTTATCGGATATGCGCGACGGAATGAACGTGCGCGACATCGGCGTGATGATGTCGTTGCCGTGTGTGAAGGTTGTGCCATCCTCGCATTCGATCTCTTTACCTTCGACCATCGCAAAATATCGTAGCTCGCCTGGTTGCGCAGGCTTTGGGTGCTTAGGATCGAGCCAAGGTGCGAAGAACGCAATGATCCACCGACCTTCTGCGGTCGTTGGTGGGTTAAAGGTCAGCAGTGCTTGACAGCGTTGCTTCGGATCTACCGATCGCAGCCAACCAAGCAAAGCGCGCACCTGGGATTCGAGAAAGTTGGCCGCCTCGTCAAAGATCAGCAGATCATGCGGTCGGCCTTGGTACTTGTTCCAGTCATCGACATTTGGTGTAGAGCCAAACTCGATCTGTTTGCCTGGTAGTCGCCAGATCCTTTCGGCCCCGTTAAAGCCATCACGGCTGCCGATAAGCTCGGTAAAGCGATCGATGATACCCGTAAGCTGGGTTGCCTCGCGTCGAAGCACCAGCGTCTTCTGATGCTGCCTGAGCGTCTTGCCACAAGCCAGATCTGTCTTACCTCCACCCGCTGCCCCACCATAGCCGATGATATCCGCCGTGGATTCATACGCCATTGACTGCGGACCTTGTAGTGGCATCCATACCGGCATGGTCGCAAGCAAAGCATCAAGCTCTTTGAGTTCCGCCGGTGTGAGATATTTTAAAACTTCCGGATCAAACGAGGTCGCTTGCATCTACTTTCTGCCTGCCTTGAGCCTGTGCGATGAGCGCTGCGACTTTAGCCGCGCGATCAGTGTCGTTGATCTCAACCGGTCCACCATCCGCACCGGTGAGTTCTGTGGTGATCTTATCGCCGTATTTCTTGGGAGCAAGTTTAGCTGCCCGCCAGCGCTTAGACGATAGCACCACGTTGGCCGCTTTCGCATCGACTACACCAGATAGCGTGTCGCGCTCGATCTCTGCCATATCACACTCTAACGCCTCGGCTTGCAAAGTTCTGGCGCGCGCGCACCTGCTGGCAAAGTCATCGTTAGCGTCAAGCCACCGCCAGACCGTTCGCCAATTCGGCATGTGAATATCCGCGCAAATTCCACGCATTGATTCGCCTTCCGCAATTCTTGCGCATATCTCATCTGCCAACTCTTCGCTGTAACTTACTCGTGCCATTTTTTAATCCTCCAAAAAACATTTTTTTAACCGGGCAATCGTTTGCCCGCGTCGTTCGTACCGGCAGATCCTGCCCACCGTCACCTTGCTGATTTCAAATTTCTGAGCAATGACGCGGTATCGCATACCTTCTTCCGCCAATGCCCTGATCAGTTCGATGTCATCATCGCTCAGTTTTGCTCGGGGATGGCTTTCACCTATGCGTAAGCCGTCCTCGTTTACCGCCACCAATATCGTTCTCAAAGCCAATCCTCCAAACCCGCAAAAAACGCCTGTAACTACCTGTAACCTCCGTAACCACTACCTCTATAACCTTTCCTCTAGCCCCCTTATATAGTAATATCTATATAGTTATAGATAAGGTAGTTACGGTAGTTACGTGGTTACAACCCTTGGTTTTACTGGGCTAAAACGTAACCACCTCCTTTTATTAGCTAGTTACAAGGTAGGTACACCCACATTAACTTGCCATCTAGCCGCCGCTGTTTTCGCGCAAAACCCGCAATCCGCAAAACTTTACCTATTTGCATCTCGTCAGCGCGCGATAAATTACGTGCTTCAATCCGCAAACATTCGCGCGCAATATCTCCTGTCCGCAAAAATTCACGCGCTCGCGGTATTTCGCCTGTTAACGCATCTGGTGCGGATAGCCAATTTTCAATTTCTTCTTGGAAGCGTTCGGTCATCGTGTGTTCTTCATGCACGTCCGCGGCCAAGCGTTCAGCATCTCGAAACGCGATTCCAAATAAAGAAAATAGCTCACGGCCCTCCGCCCACAATTGCAAACGATCGCGGCGGATGGCTTCGATATCCGCCTGACCAACGCGGACCGGACACCAACGACGGTTACCGGTGTCATCGGCTAAAAATTGCTCCTGATTGGTCGTGCCGATAAACACCAAACGGCGGGGAAACGACGTGGCAAACTCTCGGTATTTAGGGATCCAGTTTTCATGTGTTCTGGTGATAAAAGCCTTGATTGATTCCTGCTCCTTGGTGTGCAGCCCGCGCAGCTCTCCGATCTCAGCGAGCAAACGGCCCCGCATCTTGCGTGACAGATCCTCCTCCTTTTCATGAAAACTCACCTCGGTAAAAAAATCCTGAGACGGCACCATCGCCGCCACGCTCGATGACTTTTTAGAACCTTGCTCACCGATTAAGATTGGCACCATATCCGCCTTGATGCCAGGCTCAAGCACACGGCCGGCCAACGCTGTCCAAATATAAGAAGCCACGGCTCGGGTGTAGTCGGTGTCATCTGCGTTAAAGTAGTTAGATAGAAAGCGCTCAACCCTAGGCACGCCGTCCCATGTCAAGCCGTCTAACCACTCGATCGCAGAGTCAAAGGGATTGTCATCTGCTACCATCAACACCACATCGCGGATCAACTCACGGCCGACCGGTTTAAACCCACCTTGTTCCAAGGTGATGCGAAGGCGAGAGTAGTCCGCATCGGTGAACGCGCGCCAGGCATTAGGCGCATCGTCCGGAGTAAACATGATCTCATCTCGAAAACTGTCATAGCGGATCTGAATCCCGCACAGGTCTGGACGGTTTAGAGCTTTGCTCACGTTCTCAATGGTTGATTCGATTGCGCCCACTTTGTCGCGCTTAAAGCGCGGCATCTCGCGCTCACCGGATGGCACCTCAACGACATCAAAATCATCTGAGGTGGCGATTGATGCACTTGCTTTACCCTTGGCTTTGAGACAATGCTCACGCCATAGGTATAGCAGTGCTCTATCCTGATCCTGCCGCCTGTGGTCGAGCGCGACCTCCATCGCAAAATCGTTATAAGCCAAAATCGACAG